TCCTTTTTAATGCGACTTCTCCAACAGTTAAATGATATAGAGTTAAAATAAGAAAACGGATTACTTCCTTTATCAAAATTATACTTCTTTTGTTTTAATGCATTAAACATATTAATTAAAGAATCTCCAATAGCGTCTTCTTTGAATGTATAGTTAATGAAATTTGAAGCATGTGCAAGCCCGTAAGCAATATTTTTTATCATAAGTGCCAACTCATTAGTAATAACATCAGTTTCATAGTATTTGCGTAACTCAGCCGTAAAATCAGCTGGGCTTACGTAATATTCCTTTTTAGCCTTAGCAGTTGGACTTAAAGGCTTTACAGGTTTAGGTTCACCAGGTTGGCTCGGTGAGGTTTTTTTCACATATTTTGATGTTTTCAAGGTCATAAAATTCTTTTCGTTTAACGTAGTGTTTTCCGCCATAAACTAGTTTGTCTACAATATCTATAATTGTTAGTATATCTTTATTCTCATGTACTCTCAGCCCACGACCAATAGATTGTAAAGTCTTAATCTTTGATTTGCCACCGGCTGCAAATATAATGTAATGTATATTTTTAATAGATATACCCGTTGAGAATATCTTACTTATAGCAATACAAACAATATTGTTATCTTTTTCCATGAGATCTTGCACATAACGCCTATCCTCTAACTCTACACTACCCTGTATAAAAAATATTTGTTTGTTTTTTATATTTGCATTAAAATCCCTAAACATCTTTTCACCATGTGCAATATGATCTACAAGTATAAGACAGTTATTTGCTAAGTTAGCTACCATTTTGCTAAGAACAGTATTTCTATAATTACTGTTATGTATAAATTCTAACTCAGTTAAATAGCGTTGAGAGGCAGATACTGCAGTGTAATCAGGCTTACGACTGTATTCTATATGTATAGCTATACATTGTGCGTTAGCTATATATTCTCCACCCGCAGCTTCACGTAACTCTGTAGTGGTTTTCTTAAAGATAACTGGCCCTATAATGTTGTTAATGTTCCATTTATCTATTTCACTTTCTGGTAATGTACCGGTAAACCCTACCCTCCTCAGTGTGGGTATTTTATCAATAAGTTTACATACTTTGTTACCTCTACGTAATTTATGACACTCGTCTACAATTAGTAACCCTACTTTATTAAACCAAGATAAATCTGAAGATTTACTTTGTAATATACCCATATTAGCAATAATAACCCGAGCATTAGGGTCTAATTCTGTTGTACCTGTCCACTTGCTTACTATTTCTATAGGAAATTTATAGGATTCAAAATCTTTATACGTTTGAGCCACCAAACCTAAATCTGGTACAATTATTAGTATTTTTTCTGTGAGTTTGATTTCATGCAAAGCAGCATATACTAGATTTGCAATAATTAAGGTTTTACCACCACCTGTAGCTAGCTCAACTATACCGTGACCGTGCTCTAATGCTTTACCTACAGCTGTTTCCTGATAATCTCTAAGTTTAAATTCGCTTTCTAACGACTTTTGTGTACCAGGAGTTAAGATGTGAGTACGTTTAATTGCATCTTTATATTCTTCGTTAACCTGTATATCAAACGGTATGGTTTGAGATTTTAAGAAACTTATAATCTCCGGCACTAAACCAATACCACAGTACCCAGCACCTGTTATTGCATATACTCGTTGCGGTAAGAATCTTTGATAACGATTGAAACGGGCAGCAACGTTCTTAACACTAAAGTGCTCTTTTATTGCAGGAAGATAATCAGAAACGATTTTAACTTCCTTACGCTTAGGGTCGTATTGAAAGTTAACTACCATTAAGTTGTTTCTAATCTTTGTAAATCTATTACATTCTTACAATCAAAAGTAAGAGAGCTTGTTAGCTTTTCTACTTTTTCTAGATATTCTATAATACCTTCAAGTTTATCTATATATTCGTTAAGTTTTGCAACATTAGGGTTGTTTTGAGTTAATTGCTCTAAAGCAGCTTTACTCAAATTAACCGGACTAGCATTAGAAGTAGCTTTAACAAGTTCTTTCTTTTTATTGTTTAGGGTGCGTAATTGATTCTTATGCTGCATCATACGTGCTACCCATTTATGCTTAATAGTAGGAACAAGCATAGCTTTCTCTTTAAGAGACAATTCATCCACTTTAATGTCTTGAATTATTTCCGTTTGATAATTTGTAAATAGAGTATCTAAATCTGGTAGGTCCATAGTTTGACGGCATAAGTATATATTAATCTATAGATAAGTCCAGTGAAAAATTTTAACAAAAAATACAATAAATTAATGGAAGATATGGGAGCCGGAATGACTGACGCTTCAGTAGGCATGGCAAACCCTAATCCAACTGGTAATATAGGGCAATCCGGTCCTTCAGTATACGGAGAACCTAATGATGCACGTAATTTGTTTGGTACAAAGGTTGAAAAACCAAAAAAGAAAAACAAATTTAAAGCTCCTAAAAAGCTTCCTGGTTTTAAGACTCCTTTCAAGGTAATCCGTAGAACACCTCCAAGTTTGTAATAATTAACAATAATGGACTTAGGTCATTGGATTACAAAGCTTACTATCGACACAAATAGCCTTCCGTACGGGTTTATTTATGTTATTACCAATATCAAGAACGGAAAGGTGTATATAGGTAAAAAACAAATGAAGTCTGTTAAAAAGCTTAAACCTCTAAAGGGCAAAAAGAATAAACGTCATTTTGACATAGAAACAGATTGGAAAACTTATACATCCTCTTCTAATGAATTAAACGAAGACATAATAAAATACGGAAAAGAAAATTTTACATTTGAAATTGTTAAACTATGTGATAGTAAGTTTGAACTAGCTTATTATGAAGCTAAAATGCAGTTTGATGCTAATGTTTTACTAGAAAACAATTATTACAATGGCATTATAAATTGCCGTATAGGTAGAGCACCGGATGCTTTATTAAAAAAACTTGCACTAGAGAAAAAAGAGAGTAATATAGAGGGTTTAAATGAAACATCATCAGACAGCACTAAATCTAATAGTGATAGACTTTGAAAGTCTAGCTGATGATATACAGACCTCATTTTTAAATAAAATAAGAATAGATTACGGTACGTTTGAAGAAGATATACCGGAAAGAGATAGAAAAAGAATATTACAGTATTTTATACTTAAACATACATTAAAGGCTCATAACTCTTTTGCAAACCCAAAAAACGTAATCTTTTATATTAATCAACGTTTAAGTACCTACGAAAGTATAAAGAAGTGCTTTTTAACAATTTCAAAACCATTTAACTTAATGGTATACACTAATAGTATAGATTTTGATTGTATTAACAGCAAATCCGGAGATTCAATAGAACTACTAACAGGCCTAAAGAACTTTAGATTCAATTTTGATCATGGGCAGTTTTCCTACAGAAAAGTCACTTTATTCCTTGAAAAAAACAAACTTGATCCTGCAAGAATTAGCGAGGAAATCCCGGAGATATATAATTATATAATAAGATCAAGGCGAACGCAGTGAGCCTATTAAAAAGTATACAATTAAGCAACACGCGAGCATTATTTAACACATATAACGTAGGGATATGTGTAGGATTTGTCTTTTCCCTTCTTCGGTATTATATTACGATAATGCCATAAAAAATCAACTATAGTTCTTTATTTTTGTTGTAAGCAAGTAAATATAACTAAATGGATCACATCATCGAAAAAGTAAAAAAGAAAAGCAAGTTTTTGAAGCTTTTAAGTGAATACACTAATAAAGCTAGCTTAGCTACGGAAGATGGTGCCGCTCCCGGTACATTACCTGTACAGCCTGCAGCTGGTACTCAGACTGCTGCCCCAGCTAATCCAGCTGTAAAACAACAACAAGCTGCTCAAGCCCAAGCAGCAGATGCAGCTAAGAAAGCAGCTCAAGCAGAACTACAAGCTTTACAATCTACGTCTAACGTAAATCAAGAAAGAATTAAACAATTGCAGGCTTTTGTTAACGGCCAAGGCCCAGCACCTGCACCTGTACAACAGGGTAATCAACCTCCAACCACATGAGTAAATTTAATCAAGTTTTAAATAAAGCATATTCTAGGATTTTAATGGAAGATGATGCTGCACCTGCAGCTATTCCTCAAGACGGAGGCGGCACAATGCCACCACCACCAGCTCCGGCCCCAGCTCCTGCACCTGCTCCAGCTCCAGAAGAACCAAAGCCATTATCCCCTGAAGGTAAAAAGTTTTTAGTATCTTTAGCTTTAAAAGCTCTATCTGTAGGACCTGATGCAATTAGTGCAGCAGATAAATCCATATTTGAAACAGAAGTTACTGCTGCCAATGCAGATGAAGTAGCTGACCGTATTAGTCAGATTATTGATAGTACTGGCGGTTAAATATGATAAAAGACATGGTGATTTATTTTCACCGTTTCATATCCTTTATCAATTAAATCATCAACCCAATAAGGGCGTACATGTATAGTGTGATAATACACTGCACCTTGAGTGTGATTAGTTAATGGTACTTGTAATATTTGTATAGCTTCTTTCCATTTTGGATGTTTTTTGGCTTTTGCTATTGCAGCATCTACACCATTATTAAAACAAGAGAATTGTTTATGAGCTGTTACTATTGCATAAAGGGATTTATGTTGATGAGTAGCTCTATTGTGTATAACCTCGTTAACCGCTTCCATACCGGTTTTACCTTCTCCACCAGCTTCTAATACAATACATGCAACCACAGCTTCTGCTCTTTTTAGTTCATCTTGTTTGTAATGATGGGCAAACGTAGAAACGTTTTGTACCATTGCAGGTGGGGGTAAAGTGTTTGGAACCGTTATCACTTCTTTTATATTTACACTTGCTTGTTTTTTAATCATTAGCTTAATAAATACTTATGGTTAAATAACTCTTATCCAAGTGAACATAAAATATCGTAATAAAATATATAAAAGCGAAGACTTACCAATTTTTATATTTTTTAAAACAGATGGTAATCGGAAAGAGTTTATAAACATATTGGAACATTACAAAGCAGGTACTTTTTGCAGAATTAACTGTGTACATTCAATACTTGCCGGTAATACTGTAATTAAAGACAAAAGATCCCCTATATTCTTTAACATAGAAGATAAAGAAGAAAAGAGAACCTTACAAAGAAGTCTGTTTGACAATGACGTTGATGATAATAATGCAATGATGTGCAGTCCTTCAGATATCAAAGAGGATAACTTAATATCCTGGGTAGAAAAAAACCTAGACAACCTACTTTAGCAGTTGATTGTTGGTTTAATTATCTTAATATACGTATATGAACAAATACGTATCTACCAAGGTTATTCCTTTAGGCTCGTGTGCTTTTCGTCAACCCTTTGCAGAAAGTCACTGTCGTTTTATTCACGGTTATAGGTTACAAGCTAAATTTTGGTTTGGTTGTAATCATTTAGATGAAAATAATTGGGTAGTAGATTTTGGCGGTCTTAAGAAGCTTAAGAATATCTTAGAAGAACAATTCGATCATACCACAGTAGTATGGGAAAAAGATCCAGAATTGCAAACATTTCAGTTACTTAATGACAAAAAAATGATAGACCTACGTATTATGCCAAACGGCGTAGGTATTGAGAAGTTTGCTGAATATTGTTTTAATCAAGCTAACGGCTATGTAGATGACTTAACAAATGGTCGTTGCTGGTGTTCTAAAGTTGAAGTTTGGGAACATGAAGGTAATAGCGCAATTTATGAACCGATTCATACCGGAGAGTGGAAAAGCTAATTTTATATATTATAATAACATATGAGCATTGACCCGAATAAAACATTATTCTTATCTGATGATTTTGTATTCTATACACTAGAAGGAGAAGGTCGTTATATTGGTTACCCTTCAGTGTTTATGAGATTATCAATGTGTAATCTCACATGTATTGGTTTTAAGAGTGAGGATGCACCGTTTGGTTGTGATTCCTATGTAAGCTGGTCTAAGAAAAATAAAATGACATTCGAAGAAATTGCTCAATTTTATGAAAAGAACGGGTATGATGAAAATCTAAAACAAGGCGCATTACTTAAAATTACCGGCGGTGAACCATTTATTCAACAAAAGAATTTATTAGAGTTTGTTAAGTTCATTAGAGATCGCTGGGGTTTTGCTAATTACAGTCGTACTCTTACTTCAGAAGACATAGGTAAGCCTACTCTACATATTGATTTTGAAACTAACGGCACCTTAATGCCTGACCCACAATGGTTCTTATTAGGAGTAACTATTAACTTTACAACTTCCCCTAAACTATCAAGTAACGGAGATCCTGCTGAAAAACGCTTTAAACCAGATGTGTTGCGGTTCTTAGTTGAACAAAATGCTTGTTTTAAATTTGTTGCTCGTCAAGAGTCTGATTTAAATGAAGTGCTTGAGAACTATCTCAACAATCCTGATATCGGTTTACATTCAGAACAAGTATGGATTATGCCTTGTTGTGGTAGCCGTAAAGAGTTGTTAGAGGTTGGACCTGTAGTAGCTGAACTATGTAAGAAGTACGGTTTTAAATTTTCTAACAGATTACATTTACAAATCTGGGATAAAGCTTTAAAGGTATAATATATGAATAACAAACCAGAATTCAATCCAGACCCTAAATCGCATTTTTATGTTAGCTTAGTTAAAAGCTTTATACGTATAACAGCAGGTAGTGCTCTTGCAATGGGTTATGTTGCTTGGGCAGGAGGATTATTAATAGTTGCTGAATTGCTTGGTATTATAGAAGAAGTAGTATGAAGCAAGAGATTAAATTTACATATACTTTAGAGCATACTAATGACGATATTAATGTCAGTGTGCCTCGTAAAATTGAAATTATATTTGACGGTCAAGCCGACTTAGAGGAACTAACAGATCAGTTTAACGCTTTTGTTAAAGCTATAGGTTACAACCCACCTCACAATTGTGTACTTGATTGGGTAGATGTGGAAACCGGTCAACCACCTGAAGATAGTTAAGAGGTTGCTAATATTGCTATAAAGCGTAAATTTTAACAAATGAGCTCTACTACTCTTAAAAAAATAGGCATTATAGGTACTCAATGTGTTGGTAAATCCACACTCATTGAAGATATGAAAGAAAAATGGCCTAGTTTTGTGTCTCCTACTAAGAGTTATAGAGATTTAGTTAAAAAGAATAAACTACCGCTTAATAAAGAAGGTACTAAAGAGTCGCAAGAAGAAATTCTTAATTTTCTTGTAGATGAAGCTATGGCTAATTACGGTAAAAAGAAAATGATTTTTGACCGCACACCATTAGACAATTTAGTTTATTCCCTTTGGTTATATGACAAGGGCTTGGGTGGGGTTGATGAAGCTTTTATAGATAAAAGCGTAGCTCTTGTACGCAATGCAATTAGTTCATATTCTATTTTATTCTATTTACCATTTTGTAAAGAGAATGACGTACTTTTAACAGAAGCACCTAATAGAGATATAGACCCTGAATATCGTTCAGAAATCGGTCATTTATTTGAAAGTATCTACAAAGCATGGGAAAAGGGTCAAGGGTCAAGGTTTTTTAATCATGAAGACACGCCGCCTATCATTCCTTTATTTGGTAGTAGGCAAGAACGTATAGCAATGATAAGCCTTTACATTAATAATGAAGGTAATTTTTTCGGGGAAGAAGATTCTCTTGTTAAAGACTTCCTGCAGCAGGATTTCTTACAAAAGAACTTAATTGACCCTATGAAAAACCAAAAATGAGTCAAGATTATAGAGTGTATCGGTCTCAATTTATTATTAACAATCAACAAGAGTTAATAAAAGAAATTGACCGAGCACATCTAAAATTTAAAAACGTTTTAAAAGAAAAAGACGCCACTTGGCATTACAATAAGTATAACATATTCAGCTTAACTGCTCCTTCTTATTTGTTTTATAGTTTGTTTAACGAATTAAAATACAATATAAGAGATTTTATAGGTACAGATAAGCCTTTATGGTTTCAATCTTGGGTAAATTATCACCAGCCTAATGAAGTATTAGACTGGCACACTCATGCATTTCCATACCATGGATATATTTCAATTGATCCTAAGGACACTAAAACAGTTTTTAGGGGGTATGAAATAAAGAACGAAGTTGGTAATATATATCTTGGACCAGGTTATAGAGAACATAAGGTAGTAGTGGTAGATAAAAATTTTAAATCTCCTCGTATTACATTAGGTTTTGATATTACTGATGTTCCCGGAGAAAATAACTTACTTTCATTAATACCAATTTAATAAAATAAAGCTTGACTTTAAGTTCATAAGTAACCATAATCATTGCCATGAACTTTAATAAATTAGCTAATTCGGTTACAGAAAACATCGTTAAAGAAAAGCGTACAACAAACACAGATTTCGCAGAATGGAAATTAAAACATCCAGAGCAAGCAGCTTCAAAGAGTGCATACTACCATTTTAATAAGTGGCGTAAGAGTCAAGGTTCTACTGCCACTAAACCAGTAGCATCTCACACAAAAGAAATTGACCCTATTGCTCAAGATATGGTTGATGCTTATATTGTAAGTAACCCTGAAGCCACTGTAGACGACGTAAAGAGTCATCTTCAAGGTTTAAATCAAGTTCCAGGTACAAAAACATTCAATTACGGTACAGACACTGTACAAAAAATGCTTAGTTTAGCTAGAGGTGAAGAACTAACAAGCAAAGCTGAACCCTCTATAGAAGATTTAGCAAAAGAAAAACCAGGTAAGCCTATTCCACTTACAGTGCTCGGTAAGTTATTAAAAATGAAGGCTGCAGACCGTATTGCATATCTTAATAAAGGAAAAACACCAGTGTCTACAAATCCTGATATAGAAGATACTGAAGAAGATGAAATAGAAGACAAGAACTTAAAAGCAGACCCGCAAGAATTTTATTTTTACAACAAGCTTAAGAAAGCTGCCGGAGAAGAGCAAGACAGTGATGAAGACAGTCTTTATAAAAATAGAGAAGACTAATCACCTAAAAACTTTTCAGTTAACACAATAAATTTCATACCCTTCTTTTCCGCATACTCACTTGCGGCTTTCCATTTACACTGATTTTGATGATACATTAAGTTTTCATACAAAACAGTGCTTTGTTTTTTCTTATTAGATTGAACAGGCGGTTGTGTTTGTAGATAAGGTTTTAACTCTATAAGATACTTTTGTACATCTCCTTTATTATCTTTAATAGCTGCTACTAAGTCTACATAATATTTGTGTACCTTTTTATCAACATCATTATAATAAGGTACAACAATTGATTCACTAGCCCAAGCAGTTACATTCGGGTTGGTATCAAAGTAATAAAAAAACTTTCTCTCCAATAATGAACGATATGCAGGGTTTGTATTACCAATGTATTTGTTTTTGTTAATTGGATTGTAAATACCCTGAATGTATTTGCTATTTTTTGAAGACATTATATTATATATTTACCAAAAGTGCATATATCTCCAAATCTAGTAATCCGTACCTTCTACCAGTATTGTAAGAGGCCTGTACATAAAAAGGGTGCAGGAACTTACAATGCTGAGTGCCCGTATTGTCATGAAGGAAAGAGTGCTGGTAGAAAGCGTAGATTTTTTTACATACCAGATCAAGATTATGCCTACTGTCATAATTGTAATGAAAGTAAATCTGGTTTAGATTTCGTAAAAGACATGACTGGTATGACCTTTAGTGAAATTATGGTCGAGTCAGATAATAACGCTCAAACAGTAGAAGATATAATCAAAAAGACGTCAAACGCTAAAAAACCTAATTTAAATAGCTTACCGGTAGATAGTATTAATTTATTTGATAGTAATCAGGTATCGTTTTATAAAGAAAATAAAGTGGTTAAGGATGCTTTAACGTTTATTAATGAGCGACGCCTCAACACAGCAGTTAATAAACCAAAAGCTTTATGGTTAAGCTTAACTGATTACGTTCATAAGAATAGAGTAGTTATACCGTTTTATTCTGATAATAATAAAATAGATTACTATCAATCTAGAGCATTATATCCTGAAGATATAAACAGAGCAAAGTATCTTTCTAAAGCTAATAGTGATAAAGGTATTTTTAACCTAGATAAAGTATCAGCAGATATAGATTACATATTTTTACAGGAAGGCCCTATTGATGCTATGTTTTTACGTAACAGTATAGCATTAGCAGGTATTCACCCTACAGATATCCAATTAGATACAATTACAAGTAAATTTCCGTTTCATACTATTGTGTATGTGTTAGATAATCAATGGTTAGATAAAACGTCTTATAAAGTAACTAAAGAACTCTTAGATAAAGATCAATGTGTGTTTTTATGGCCTAAAGAGCTTAATAGGTTTAAAGACTTAAATGAACTATGCATACACACCAAGAAAGATGAAATAAACCCAGAGTTTATAATTAAACACACCTATTGTGGTGTAAAGGGTTTATTAAACTATTCTTTAATAAAAACAGCTTAACGAGGAGCTGTTGCGTCTTTAATTTTCTTTTCAGAAGTATTAATAACTGACTTGAACACTTCAGCTAAACCGCGTAAGTTTTCAGCTAACTTAGTAATACGTTTTTCTTCACGACGAACAATACCACGGAAAGGTACTGAATTCTTCATTTCAAGTTGATTGATTTGCTGATTAAGACTTTCTGGTCCAGTAGCATTAATGAAACTAGCCATTTCTTCTAACTTTTTAATCCACTCAGTAGCTGCTCTGATACCAGAAGCATCAATTGTAATTTGTGGATTATCAGCAACGTCAAAATCTGCTGGGTTTGTACCTTTATCTAAAGATTTTTTCCATACTTCTGAATCATCTGGTTCGGAAGTCATATCTACATCTGTTGGCTCAGGAGCATCAGCAGGAGCAGCTTCCATACCTAATGGAGCTGTACCATATGCGTTTTCCTTTAAAGCCATTTTAGTTGCAGTAGCAAACTTTATTTCTTTACCCTTTTTCTTACCGTATTCAGATGTAAACGCATTAGTAGGTAATTTTTTATTAAGCATATGACGTTTTGCTTTTTGAGCGCTTGTCATATGTTTTTTCTCTGCAATAGTACCGGTAGTATTAATTACTTCTTTATCTCCTACTTTGCCTTTTTGTCCTTCTTTAGTTTTATGTAAAAAACCAGTGAAAGCATTGCCTTCTTTTTCTTCGTCTACAGGTTTACCAGATTTAATACGTATTTTTTTACCATTAGGTAGAGTATCAGTCTTTTTTGTTGCTTTACCGGATGCATCTCTATCTTTATGTAGTAGACCGGTAAGAGCGTTGCCACCTTCTTTTTCTTCGTTAAGTGACTTTAAAAATGTATTTGCAAACTTAGACATATGTACTATTATTTATCAAAAACAATTGAATTTTCTCGTTTATATCATAAAATACACCTATGAACAAAGCACTTGTAATATTATCAGGCGGAATGGATAGTACTGTGTTACTGCACTATGTAACTAAAACGCTCAAATACGATGAGGTGTATGCCGTTACCTTTAATTATGGTCAACGGATTGCTCGAGAAATCGAATGTGCTAAGTTTCAAGCTAAAGCTTGCAATGTAAAAGAGCATAAAGTCATTAATATGGATTTCTTTAGAGATATTTCTACGATGTCTGCTTTAACCAATACAGACCTTAAGATACCAAAAGCTAAAGATGATATTGGTAATGCTCAACCTTTAAGTTATGTTCCGTTTAGAAATTTGTTGTTATTAACAAGTGCAGCTGGTTGGGCTGAATCTATTGGAGCACAAGATCTGTTTTACGGAGCAGTAGAAACCGATGATTTTAGTGGTTACTGGGATTGTACTTCAATGTTTTTAAATAAAGTTAATGACATTTACGGTCTTAATCGCAAGAATACTATTAAGGTTAATGCGCCGTTTATGCGTTTTTCTAAAGAAGAAGTAATTAAGACTGGTATTAATTTACAGGTAGACTTTAAACAAACACATACCTGTTATGAAGGTACTGACCCTGCTTGTGGGGAATGTGTATCATGTGCTGCCCGGATTAAAGGTTTTATTGATAATAAAGCTATTGACCCTATTAAATATTCACGTAACATACCATGGGAACAATACGACTGTAAACCTTTAACCTATTTAACATAATGTGCGGTATAGCAGGATCAAAATACAAAGATAAAGCTTTTAGTTTATATAAAGATAATCTCGCGAGAGGCTATTATAGTTCTGGGGCATTAACATTAGATTCTAATGATCAATATCATATACACAAAACTGAAGGTATTTTTAGTGAACCTATAGACTGTTTTAACCCGCCGGGTATAGACACTCACAGTCGTTATTATCTGTATCATTCTCGAGGCCCGACCGTTGAAACGAAATCGTTTGAAGCAATTAACAACCATCCGTTCACTTATGGTGACTGGATAGTGTCTCATAACGGTATTATTAGTAATTTTGAGAGTTTATGTAGAGAGTATTTTCCTGACGAAGATTTTACCGGCAGAACTGATAGCTGTATTATACCTCGTATGCTAGAAATTAAAATACAAGTATCAGAAGCTATGGAATCCCTTAAAGGTACGTATGCTATATGGGCTTTTAATAGTAAACACAAGAAAACTTATTTAGCCAGAAGCGCGAGCACACTATTTGCAAATCCAGTTAC